GTCCAAATATAACAATCCGCCTCATCTTCAACATAATATCCATCGTTTTCAGTGTTCCCAGACGATGGAAGAGCAGTTGCTGTTGCAACACTCCCCTGCATGTTGATAGAGGTTCCCGGACTTCCTGCTGGTCCCTGGATACCCTGTGGCCCCTGTGGGCCCTGTGCTCCAGTGTCTCCTTTTGCCCCATCCGCACCATCTATGCCATCTCTGCCATCAACACCAGGAGGACCACGAAGGACTGCCGTGCGGTCATACCAGGATGCAACCCCCAAATCATATTGCTGGAAGCCACTGGCAACCGCAATAAGCACACCATCGGTGAGTTCGTCCGAATGAATTGTGAAATAATCGTCTCTTGACGCCGTATCAATAAACTGGTGGTTCGGGTCAATTGAAAACGAACTTATAATTTCCTGGTTTACAAACTTCTCCAAACCAGCATCATAAATAAGTCCCTGCCCGCCAACCGGACTTGCAACCAGAAACTCCGTAATAGAATTTATTCCATGGATATGAACCACATCTGCGAAATCGTCCCCGGTCTCCCCATTCAAATACTGGGCATTCAAATTGTTGACTAAAGTCGTAGAAGTAACTTCAAACGGAGCCCCAACCCGTGTAAAGGACAACAGCCCAGAAATTGTTCTAGGAAGTGAAATGTGAACATACTGAGTGTGGTCATCCGCAGAAAGGTTTTGAAGTGCAGAATGCGTCCCCATACTTGGGAGTTTTACCCATTCAGACTCGTTCCAAACATACGTGAACCCATCATCATCATTTCCAACCCCCCACCCATTTCCAGGGGTTTCATACGACCATACAAGCCCAGTTAAAGTTGCAATCGTATTTTCATTTCCAACAAACACCCCAGTAGTATCAACAGAAGCAACAAGATATCGCCCGTCAACTTCAGGAGGAGTGGATTCAATACTCAAAATCGACGGCTGCCACTCAATACTTAAAACAAGGCCGGAAACATAATCTTTTGTTACCGCATCCCCACCATTAACCGGAGTTCCAAGATTTGTAATCCGGCTCCCAGACATTGAAATAGATCCAGTAAGCGTTCCGCCAACCAATCTTAGGTATCTATCATCGTGTAAATGCGGACTCCCGTTTATATTGTATGTCTGACCAATCGGGATGTTAATGTGTGCCGGATAAACCCCATACGGAAGCCGAACGAGCCCGTCTTTATAAACCTTTAAAACCTCTATTACAGAATTTGAATTCCTGGGTTTGACAACAATCAAAACACGAGGGTCTTCAGACCCGGCCCCCAAATCGCCGTCGCTACCGCCGCCTGCAATTAATAACCCGCCACCAAACTTCCCATATTGCTGATTTTTATATACATTTGCAACAAATCCAATATTCGTCTCATTTGAAATACCACCCTGGTATTGATACGGTGTAATCTGTAGTATACCAGCATATGATTGCGTATCAAGACTACCATATGTTTTTAAAATATATTCCCCAGCACCAACCCCATATGGGGTCTTTACAAACAAACCATTCTCTACAAATGCCCCAGAACCTGCATTCTTTACATATGTGCCATACTGGTCGTTCCATGCAAGTAGACAATTTGTTGTAGCAGGCGGAACGTGTGCCATGCCACTCGATGCAGATTTAATCCATCCTGCATTCTGCCGGAGATACGGGAACCCATCTAATGGGGCTTCTCCAATCCCACCAGTTCCAATATTTGTCCAAATTCCGGAATCTGCATTGTAAACATACACTTCGCCATGAAGTTTACTAAAACACGCCCACCCAGATTCTGGAGTAAAATAAAGCCAATCTCCATCCTCATCAATCCAAACCGCAATTTCTCCAGAGTGCCCAATCCAATCTCCAACCGCACCTTCATCAACAATATACCGAGCACGATCTGCTGGAGATACAGGAGACGCGACTTCAATTGACTCTACCGGGTCTTTCCATACAAGTCCCTGAATATACTGATCAACATAAAACTTAGTTGCAGCATCGCCGGAGTTTTCCGGATATCCAAGATTTATAACTTTTTTACCAAGAAAATTAAGGTTCCCGTCACCATCAAAAACCGGAGACCCAACTTTTAACAACTTCCCAGAAGTATCAGCAAACACCGCAAGTTGCCCAACTGCAGATTCATCCGGGCCAGACAAATCTCCAGCACCAGAACCAACGACCGGCTTATTCACAAACTTGCCTGTAGCCTGGTCATATCCAACATAATGTGTATCAAGCGGGGATGTAATCTCAACATCGGTAAGATCATTTAATGCAAGTTGCTCTTCCATCCCAGATGCAACCGCAATAAGCGGATTTCCAGAAACACCAACCGGGTTGCCATCAGAATCAATTAATATGACTGTTCGTTCTGCCATTTTCAATCACCCTCCGGAGATGCGACCATTATAACACGAATTGGATTTGTTAAAGTTCCAACCAGATTCCCTTCGTTATCTACCAAAATTGCTTCATCTTGTGCCATTTTATTCTCCCATAAATACAACAAGTCCAAAATCTTCTACTGCCTTTGCCACAGCACCATCCCACACACACGGATCCCGCATTCTATCCCACCGGTGGTGCGTAATTGCCCGGACCTCTTTAATGATGCCCCGGGCAACTTCAGATGCACACCCTTTCTTATTTGTACTCACGCTCGGACCAGCAGGAACAATTGTCACTTCTGCCCCATCATCACCAATCAGCCGGATTTCGGTGGTTGCCTTCTTTATCCCGGCAGACCGTTCTTCCTTATCTCCAAACTTAATCTTATCTTTACCACCTTTCCCCTTGTCAGGACCGGATTGTTGTGTCTTCCTTCCCCGGTTCGGTTCCGATGGTTTCCCGCCTTCTAACTGTTGTGACTGGTTCAAGTCCTGGACCGATATATCCTCGAACTCTACCACGTCATGCTCCTTTGTAAGCCCGGCCAGCCTGGCTGCATCACGATTCTTAATCCCCATCTCAAACATCGTTTTTGCTGCCTGGGACTGGGCGAGTTTCGTTTCAGCAACCTTCATTGTATCATCAAGATCCTGCTCCACCTCAAACTTAAACCGCATCCCCTTCTCATACCCTTCACAATACGGCAGAATGTCCCGGGTGAAAACCACCTCGAGATATTTCATAATCGGGTATAACATCTTCGATTTGGTGATGTTACGGCTCACATAAGCTGTATTTCCCTGAACGGCAACACACCCATTCCGACGAGTAACATAAAATCCGGTGCTGGTTGAAAAACAATATACGTTCCCAGAATATTGTTCCAACTTCGGAGACACAACTTCTCGAATAATTTTTTTCTGAACAAGAACTCTATAACAAGTTACCCGGTTCCCGTTTGCATAATAGTGAACCGTTCTCTTTGTTCCATATCCACATTTAAACGCAAGTTCCTGGAAATCGTCAGCAAGTTGAGAACTGGTAGTGGAATAATATCCAGACACTCTTGGCGCCCGTGTGTCCCAATGCCCGTCTCCCATCATCAGAGATTCAAACAGGCAATTCAACTTTTCTTTCGGGAGGTTCAAATATTGTCTTGGAATATGTTTTTCTGGAGAATATGCACCAATCAAATCAAATAAAGGCTCTATAAGTTCCTTTCCATAGACATTCCACCGAGTTGTGTTATCTTTCTCACTCTGATATTTTTTACATTTTACACCGAGTGAAGTCAATACCCGCTCCAACTCTTCTACCCTATGTGGAGTGGTGTTGCTCTGGGCAAAAGTCATATGATAATAATCATTCTCGCGGCCTGTAGACGACAATCCACCTTCGCTTATAGCCCACCCAAGGAACCTCAAATAGTCATCTTCAACTTCTTGCTCTTCACCTGCCCACGACTCTGTTCCAGCCTTTACTGCAATTCTCTTACCAACAATTTCTTTAGCCTTCGACACTATCCACGGAGAATCTTTCTTTCCATGAGAAGTGCGTCTTAAAATCGTGTGCTCCTTTGTAACTAGCACATCCTGTGCATTCGTTTCAAATCGAACCAACTCTTCATCTGCATGATATGTATGAAGAGGACCAGGAACTTCCAATTTGCACACAGCCACATCTTTATCATAAACTGCGATCCGCTCTCCTTCACACACATCTTTGTGAAGTTTCCACCCGTTCTCTGTAAGAACTTCAGTGTCTTCACTGTAACACGCCCGGTTTGCAGACTCGCCAACAAACTCCTGGGGCTGGAACCCCCACATCGACCAGACCAGTTGTGCCATAAACTTCTGGCCTTCAAGCCATTCCATATCATGGAGTTTGTGGGAAAGCGTCTCCACCTCTTCGTCCTTTACCAGGTGCAGGGTTCCACCAAACTTCATTGGACCCTGGTTGTTCGCTTTCAAATCGGCAAGTCGCTGCATTAACTGCTTTCTATCGGTAATCTGGGGGTGTTTATAGACAAGAGACGGGACAACACCGTTCTGAAACGTCTTGCCCGCTGCACGGGTAGAATCTATGAGATATTGTATAGGCGCTTTAAGACACGATATCCAATCAGTGCCGTATATTGTATCATTCCGAGGATACATCGACATATAAGCAATTTCATCAGGTTGAAATGATACGTAAACCCCGGTTCGAGACCTCTGCCAATATCGCTGCACATGTCCGTGTGAATAATAACCAATCTGGCGTGCCGCTGGCAAATGTCCAAGGTTAATGCCAACAGGCACTCGGTCAATCTCTTTCCAAAACTCAGTACCAAGGTATGAATCAAACTCAACACATTTCCCCTTTCTATTAAAAGTCTTAACCATCACCGCAGCGTCATACCGCGTGAGGTCAGGCAGGTATTTCTTTGTCACATCCCCAAATGTCCGGTGGGGGCCCGGATAATCAAGAAAATCGTCCATATCAGCAACATGCTGGTTGTCGCGGTCATATACCCCAAATTCAAGGGCTGCCGTGTAATCACAAATCGACTTCTCGCATATTGCATAGTATGGCGTAGACGCCAACACGTCGTTGGCCGCCTTTGAAAAATACGGGCGTGCTATACCAAGAGTGTTGTAATAATTCGATATCGGGTGGATTGCCCGCTCCCACTCAACAAACTCGTCCCACTTTCGCGCGTCCGTAATATCTGGTTCATAGTTTGTCGATATTGACGATGGTATGGGGAGAGTGAACCCCTCGTGGGCAGAAAACGCCTTGAGAAGTATATCTGTTAGTTGTTCCGATGGCACCCGATCCAATTGCTCATATATGTTTCGTTCTTTTATGGTTGCCCCGGATATTTTCCCAGCCATTACCTGCCTCTTATTAAAACAGTGCTGGATTTATTAAAAATATTACCCCATTTTACCAGGAATATTAAACTTCTACATATCCCCCTCTTTTATAACGACGATGCGCCGGTTCCTCAACTCCATACGCATCCGCAAATATCTCATCCATGTAATCACCGCTCCCACCATCATACATAGAATCGCCAGACCAATCAAATATAGTTCCATCGTCGGTGTAATCGTCCCCAATGTCATCTTCCTTTATCCCGGACTTTACATATTTCATCCGCTGTTCATACTCATACTGGTCAAGTTCCTCTTCAAGACCACCAATACAGAGTGCAACACCACCATTCATGCCATAATTGGCAAGCATGAGAGCACACACCTGGTCATCAAAATACCCTTTCGGAGCACCATACTTGATGTTCCCAGACTCGGTCTGCACATAGGTAAACGACTCCAGCTCTTCACGCAAAGACTGATTCTCGGGTATAAATATCTCACAGTTATGAAAGGCTATAGACAGCCGCTTTACCAGTTCTTTCTTTGATTCAAGGGTAAATTTATAGCTAACAACATTCACACCCTCCTTCTCTAAATCTTCCTGGATAGCATCTCCGACTCCGGTGGTGTCCAGAAACACAGGGGGGCATCCATACATCTTGTATGCCCGGATAACTCTTCCCCGGATATATGACCAGGATGTCTTGTTAAACCGCTCTGTATATACCAACTCCTTTGTAACGGTGTCACATACATCAATGACTGTGAAATCCTGGTGTCTTCCAAGATCCACCCCCATAGTATAGATTCTACCCGGTATGTAGGTTGAGGAAACATGACGACGAGTGCAAGCGTCAATATTTTTGAAAACAGTTCCACCATCTGACAAAAATATTGCCAGAATTTCCTGTTCATATTCAAGTTCTGATAAATCTTCAACAATTTCTCCCAGTTCTTCCCGCTCAAGAAACGGATTGTCATACGACGAAAACGTGAAACTTTCCCAGTTTTTGTTGTAAGATCCATGAGTTTTGACCCCTTTCTGGTATAATTTGTAATACCAGTTCTTCCCCCTGGGAGTCGTACAAAACATCGCCCACCCAAGTTTATCCATAAGTGCCGGTCTTATGACCTTAAACCAGGCATCCGGGTGAATCATCGCGGCTTCATCAAGCACCACCCCATCAAGACCCTCTCCACGAAGATTATCATATTTTTCAGCAGATTTTGCCCATATTGTAGCCCCATTTGTCAGTTCAATACACATTTTACCCAGGAAAACCTGTTTTGTGTACTTCTTTGGGAGCAATTTCTGGACCATCCGCCACATGATATCGGTCTGGGCAAACGTAGGCGAAACAAGCCAGTATATCCCATCTGGTTTCGCCAATGCCTTTATAATGACCTTTGCAGCAGCAAACCACGTTTTCCCAAACCTCCGCCCGCAATTTAAACAAATAAACCGGGCGGGTGACTGATATACAGTCATTTGGTTCTCATGGAGTCCAATTTTCAAATCTGCCACTCTTCTTACCTCAAACTCGAGTTTGCGAATGTCATGAGCACAACCTGGTGAGAACCTATGGTTCGAACTCTGAACCTTCGGTTCTTCCATCAACAGTCACAGAAATAACTTTTTTCTCGTTCGGGAGTTTAAAATCACCAATCTTTAACTTCGCTTTTGTTTCATCCACAACCGGGGAATTAAACAGAGACTCCGGGTTATCATCCAACTCTTTCTCAAGTTTTCTTACAATTTTCTCATCAGGATCCTTAGATTTCGCCTTCTTAGTGACGGTGACTTCTACCCTGGCTGGTGCTTCTTCCTGCTCGATTTTTGGTGTCTCCTTAACCTTTGTGGTGTCTACCTTGAAACTCCGGTCAATCTTCAGTATCGTGTCAATATAGGTTATCATGTCACCAGGGTTCTGTTTCAGGTCCAGTTTTCGTGCCAGGTTGAATAACAACTCAGTTGCTTCTGCCTTGAGCCCATCCCTTCCCCGGAGATATAGGTTCACAAACCTCCGGCGCTGCGACTCTTCCAGCATCAACAACACACACGGCGCAGCATTTGTATCAGACCGGTCACACACCGGGCACGCCATGTAATAATTGCATTTAGGCGAACAATAGGGGATTTTCGCGAGTTCTTCATCCACTTTTGCGTAAAAATCTATATCCATATATATCCCAGGTAACATTTCACACTGTGATATAAATTTATATGGCTTAATTACAAAATAACAAGGACATGAGTAAAAGAACAAGTGAACTCCCAAAAGCAGCAGTCACCAGACTCGCACATGTAAAGTCGGGATTCAGGGTCCAGCAATCAGCAGTTGAGAAAGCCAGCCTGCTTGCAGAAGAATACATAAAGTCCATCTTCTCCGGAGCGCTCCAGTTTACCGAACACCGGAAAGGAACGATGATTCTGGAGAAAGACGTGGAAGCATATCTCAAGTCGCTTGAGACCAAAAACTAAACTTTTTTATATTCCTGTTGCAAATTACTATATGCCGTGGCAAGATGAAGGGAAGCAGTAACCCGATGCCGTGGTAACACTCTCGGTGTGTTTGGATTGAAACCGGTCTGATCGAAATTCTGTTCATGTGGAAACTGAAACGCCTTTGAATTTACCCTGAAACTGAACTATTCGCATGCATACAGGTTCCGCAACAATATCAGGATGGGGTTGCGGAACCACCCCACCAATTCTTCAATCATCAGAATTTTTAGTCATGGTATCAACCTACATCCCATAATGACCGGATCTGGTGCCGCAGCATTCCTGCCACACACTCCCCATGCCATGCACCGCTCTTTCTGACAATATACTGAATCAACCAGTCCAATTGTGTGCATTTGCGTTCCTGATTTGCTCATAAACGGGCATATCTTCTCATCGGTCATTTATATCATTCCATTCGTTTATTGCCTCGAATTTGCTATAATGTCCAATTGTATCTGCTTTGCATGTCTGGCATTCAACATAATACGCTACAGATTCCCCCGCACATTCTGCCGTTTCATATTTTCGCTTATACATCCCTATTTTTGGTATTCCGCCACATCTACAACAGAGTTTAAGTATATCGGTCATTCCCGCACCCATCCATGTATCACAATTGTTTTTGCAACCCCATCGTCGCACTCAATATCCGCATATTCAACACCATCCCTCTTGCTCAATTCCGCTACTAGGTCAGCAGTAGGTATAGAACTCAATACGAGTTCGTTGTGGCGTTTAATTGCTTTTGGATTATCCGGGAACCGCATCCACGGAGATGTATCTTCATTTTTAGTCATTCCCCACTCCCATACCGCATTGAACTCACATGTTCTTGCAGACGCCCATAGAGGCACCTAAAATCACAGTACCCACCTTTGCCTATACTCATACCCACTAAAGAGAGATCCAGGAATATAGACCCCTCTATGACAACATCATGCAACTCACCCGGGTGCCCATCCAGAACACTCCCACAAAATGCACAAAGTTCAGTCATTTCGTAACTCCTTAAACATGGCATCAAACGCTGCCACCTGTGCCATTTGCGAATAGTTATCAATATACCAGACACGGCAGAGATCCTGCATCTCCGCAAGACTGTCAATTGAATTGTGGTATTTCAGTATCTCCCATTCGATGTCCTTGACGTCTTTCACATACACCCCCGGGAAATCATCAAGCCGGTCCTGGAGTTTCCCATACCACCAGTCTGCCGGTGTCATCCCGCCAGACTCAACATATACTGGGATCCGCCCCCAGGCAAGAGTCTCAAAGAACCGGAGGGACCAGTTTGCGTTGCCCCTGGCACATAC